ATACTCACCTGTTGTCATATTTAAAGTAACAATATCTATTGGACCTAAGCCACCAACTGGTGCAAATACTATTAGATTAGGATCTTGTGCAAGTCTAAGTTGAGCAGTAAGCTCAGAAGTTAATCCTGTGATAGCGGTCTTTCTTCTATTAGCCATTGTATTTAAAGAAGCCTACCAAAGCAGTAACAATTCCTGCGAGGAAGATCAAAACATTAACCGCACCTTTACCTTTGTTCATGTCGGTTCTTAGATCTTTAACTTCTTTTTTTAATTCATCGATTGCATTGAATAGAGTTTTCATTCTTTCCGCACATACTTTTTCATGCGAAGATAACCTATAGCCTACTAGCTCATTAGGTGGAACAGATACTGATTTCTTTTTAACTGTCTTTCTCATTGGTCTCAATCTCATTACAAAAATAGTTCATATACATTTTATCCTTATTGATTCTATCTTCTAATTTTACTGAAAAATCAACTATCAATTTTCCACCTGCACCAACGCATTCAGACCATGTATTAAATTTAACTGGGAGTGTCATTGTATTATTGCAAAAACCTGTGATCGCAGAACACATGGTAAATGCTAATATAAATTTCATTATGATTCTATATCAGTAATAAGAAGGATGAGCAAGTGAGTATGTGGTGTGGAGGTAATACCCACTTGCAGATGATTTATAACATTTTAGAGTTATAAAATCAATTCAGTTAAATTACTATTTGAACCTATTGTACCTTTATAAAAAGTATTAAATGCTAAACTTATTCTAGTATTAGTTCCTTTTTTTGTATCTACTTGATGAGTTGTTGAAGATGGAAACATTACTAATTGACCAGATTTTTATTTAAACAACTGCCAATTTCTATTGGTTTCATTCCATTTATAAATTTGACCATCTGTAGGATAAGCAACTGGTGCTTCCCATAGACAAGTTGTTTCGTTTAATAACCAAGATGGATAAGGTTGAGGTGGAATAAAAGCATCTCTATCTTCATCATAAGTATATCCTATTCCAGCAAAGTTTTTTCTAAAAGGTGTACCACCTAATTTATGTACTCCTCCTACTGTATTATAAGATGTACGTTTGCAAAGTTGTCCACGAAACGAACCATATTGTTGTTCCCAATTAAAATTACCTTCTTGTTTACCAGTAATAACTTCTGTTACTATATTGTTTTCATCTAAAAATGCGTAGTGTGCCATAATATCTCCTAATTAAATTGTATTGTTCCTGTTCCAGCAGTAAATGAAGTAATTTTATAACTACCTGATGTACTTGTTGAAAATGTTAAACCTCCACCAGAATTTGTAACAGTAAGTGTGTTTGGGTATTTAATAATAACTATTCCTGAACCACCAGCTCCTCCTGATACTCCACCAGTACCTCCTCCTCCTCCTCCACCTCTATTAGCTGTACCAGCAGAATGTGTATTTCCTGAACCTCCACCACCAGTACCACCTGCTCCTCCTGTAGGACAAGATGAGTTACCTCCACCACCTCCACCTGCATAAGTTACTGATGAACCAGTTATTGAATTAGCTTTTCCAGCACCACCTGCACCAGAAGTAGAAGCACTTGTAGCTGGAGTTCCACCTACAGCACCAGCACCACCACCTCCTGCTGCTGGGTATGGGTTAGAAGAATTAGGAACAGTACCTGACGCATTACCAAAACCTGTTAGTGGACTAATACTTGTTTGAGTAGCAGCACCTGCTGTTTTATTGCCTGTATCTGAAGCTCCTCCTCCACCTCCAGAACCTCCTGAATTACCATTAGTATTATCTCCTGCTGCTCTACCACCACCATTTGCAGTAAAAGTTGATATACCTGTTCCACTTACTACTGAATTAGAACCTTGTGTTGCACTTGTACTTGGAGTAGCACCAGCTCCTCCTCCACCTACAGTAACAGTATATGAAGTAGCTGGTGTTAGTGTTGTAGAACCAGAAAGATAACCACCTGCACCACCTCCACCACCAGCTCCACCTCCACCACCAGCTACTATTAAAAGCTCTGCTGTAAAAATAGATGGGTCTAATGCTTGGTCGCCTGAATTAACTCCAGATGTTGCAACCCAACCTTGAGTAACATCTACATAAGTTATAGTTACTGCTTCTCTATTTGTTGTTAATGTTTTATTTCCTGTTCCACCATTAATTTTTAAACTAGAAGTTAATGTAATATTATTTGTAGCAAAAGTTCCTGCGTAATCTACTATTTGAATTGTATCTCCAACACTAGCTGAAGATGGAAGTGTAACTGTAAATGCAGAAGAAGTAGTATTGCAAGGATAACCATTACCAGCTACTGCTGTAAATCCTGAAGTTTTAACTGATTGCCAAGATGTTCCAGTTTCAATTGTTGTAGATCCTCCTAAAGATACAGAAGATCCATTAATAGTAATACTATTATTATTTAAAGCACTATTAGGAATATTTGTTAATGATGCACCACTACCAGAAAATGTTGTAGCAGTTACAGTACCAGCAATATTTACATTTCCAGTACCTGTAATATTATTTGAATTTAAATCTAAATTACCACCTAATTCTGGAGTTAAATCTTCAACTACATTGTCTATAGCATTTGGATTAGCAGTAGCACTTGTTGCAATACCAGTTAATTTTGTTTTTTCAGCATCAGTAAAAGCATTTGTATTTGAATTAGCTTCATAGGCGGTTTTAATTTCAGCATTAGTTTGGTCTGCTGTTGCTCCACTTTCAATACCATCAAGTTTAGTTCCATCACTAGCAATATCTCTACCATCTACTGTTCCAGTTAAAGATACATTTCCAGTAATATTAACATTACCAGTTCCAGTAATATTGTTTGAGTTTAAATCTAAGTTTCCACCTAATTGTGGTGTATTATCTTGAACAACGTCAGTAATACCACCTGCTGTAATTCCTTGCCAAGAAGAACCATCATAATATTTAAGTACAGAGCCAGTTGTATTAAATGCGAGATCACCCGCATCTAAACTTGTTGTGGGGTCTGAACTAACAACTCTATATCTTTCTGCAAAATCATTTACAGTTCCAATATTACTACCAACTGTATTAACATTTCCAATAGAACCACCTACTAGATTTACATTAGCAATATTAGTTGCAACTGTTCCTATATCTGTTCCATCATTAGCAACTGTAGTTACGTCACTTGAAATACCTGCAACAGTATTAACATTAGCAATATCTGTAGCTACTATTCCTATATTTGTTGCATCACCTGCTACTGCATTTATGTTAGCTGAATTTGCATTAACAGCATTAATATTTGTACTATTTGAATTTACGTTTGATACAGCAGTTGAAATTCCTGCTACTGAAGTTACGTCTGCACTAATACCTGCAACTGTAGTAACATTTCCATCTATTCCTGCTACTGTATTTACATTAGCAATAGAACCACCAACATTATTAACATTAGCAATATTGGTAGCAACTGTTCCGATATTATCTGAACCTGCTAAATCTGTAGCAACAGTTCCAATATCTGTAGCATCTCCTGCAACAGCAGAAACATCTGATGAGATACCTGCAACTGTCGTTACATTAGAAGAAATACCTGCAACTGTAGTGATGTTACTTGAGATTGGTGCAAGTGTTGAAATTGAGCTTGATACACCTGCTAGTGTCGAAACATTATTGGTTGGTGTAATTTGTCCAGCAACAGTTGTTATGTTTGTATTGTTATTTGCTGTTGCAGTTACATCGCTAGAAATATTTGCTACACTTGTAACATCGCTTGAAATTCCAGCTACTGTATTAATATTGGTTTGATTTGAAACTGTTGGAGTTAATTGATACCAAGTTGTGTTAGCAAGGTTATAAACCTTCATTACATCATTAGTCGTATCAAAATATAAAGCTCCATCTTGTAAAGCATTACCATCATTGTCTAATGTTGGGTTACTTGCTTTTGCACCAAGATAAGTATCGTCAAATAAATCAAATGTAGCTTCAGCAGCTGAAGCGGATGCAGCAGCAGCTGTAGCAGATGAAGCAGAAGCTGTTGCAGAGTTTGCACTAGCAGTAGCTGAAGTAGCAGCATTAGTTTCTGAGGTAGCTGCATTAGTTTCACTTGTAGCGGCATTAGTTTCTGAAGTTGCTGCATTAGTTTCAGATGTTGCAGCGGCACTAGCAGAAGCTGCGGCAGCAGAAGCTGAACTTGTGGCACTAGCAGCATCAACAATTAAATTCCATTTAGCACTATCTGCATTTGAAGTTATTGGCAAAGAACCAGAAGATGTATGTGCTGTGTTAGCAATATAAATATTATTATTAGTTGTGTCTTTAATTAAATCTCTTTGCTGATAAGCAACACTTGCAGACCAGTTTCCTCTGAAAGTTCCAATCTCTTGTGTTACTGCAATCTCTCCAGAAGAATCAAATGCTAAAACTTTATTTGCACGATCTGATGCACCTACTGCAAATTCTGTAGATGTCATAGT